GCGCGCTCGCGATCACCGAGCGGCCGCGCACCTATATCTGCGAGCCGTTCGCGTGGGGCAGCTTCCCCTACGATCTGCTGAGCATCGCGTACTTTCACCTTTCGCAGTGGGAAAGCGCGCTGAAAAACGCGGAAAAAGCGTTTGCGCTTGCACCGGACGATGCGCGTTTGCAGGAAAACTGCGCACTGCTCAGGGCGAAAATTCAGAAAGAAAGCCGTATTTGATGGCTTTCTCGCAAATGTCAAGTATTTTGTGCGAAAAAGATAGAATAAATTTTTGAGCGTTCACGCCGCCCGGTCAAACGCTATCTTGAAAGCCTCCGCCGAGGACATAAAGCCGAGTATTTCTCTCGGGTAATCATTGAGCCACGTCTCGACGCGCTTAACCTCCGCCGCCGTCACTTTGTCGAAGTCCGTCCCTTTCGGGAACTGCCGCCGTATCATGCGGTTAATATTCTCGTTCGTGCCGCGCTCACAAGAGCTATACGCATGGCAGTAATAGACCGTCGTCCGCTTTGCATCCTTGCGGCGGGCGCTCCGCTCGATGCCGTCAGCATCCGCGAACTCGGAGCCGTTGTCTACGGTTATCGTTTTGAAAATCTCATAGAACGCCGCGCCGTAAATACGCTCGAGGCGGTCTAAAGCCGCGACGACCGTTTCGGCGCGCCCGTCCTTAATGCGGATAATGATTTCCCGCCGCGTTACTCGCTCGGAGAGGACGAGGAGGCGAGCTTTCGTCCGCTTCTTTCCGACGACGGTATCCATTTCCCAATGTCCCGGCTCTTGCCGCTCGTTGATATAATCCGGCCTCTGCTCGATGCTCGTCCCGCTCGATGCGCGAGACTGTTTTTTCCGTATAGTCTTGTGCTTCTTCTTGCGGTCGCCCTTTTCCGGGAGGTCTTGATTTGTGAGCGTGAGAAAAACGCCGTCCTCGACGTACTTGTAAATCGTCGCACGGCAAAAGGTTATTCCGAAGTGCTTATATTTTTCCTGCTTGAGTAGAGCGCACACCGCCGCCGGGGAGTAATCCTCGTTCCCGATTTTATCCTCGATAAACTGCGCGGCGGCGTGGTTTTTCCCAATCTTGAGCGGAGCTCCTTTCGCGGAGAGCCCCTCTTGATACCGCGCCTCGGCGATTTCCGGGCTATACCGCTCCTCGGTCGTGTAATCGGAGTTTAGATGCTCATACGTCCCGCGCTTGAGCTCGCGGTAAACGGTGCTGATATGTACGCCCAATTCCTCGGCGATTTCTTTTTTTGAGTGTCCGTGTTTGAGCATCGTCTCGAGCTTGATACGGCTCGTCCAATTCAGTTGCTTATATGTCCGCTCTCCCATCGTAAAGCCCTCCGTATATAGATAAAGAGGGACGGTTTCCCGCCCCTCTTGGTTACTGCGACAAGAACTCCTCTATCGCTTTTTTGATAATCTGCGCTTGTGGTATGCCCTCGGCGGCGCATTTCTCTTTGAAAGCCGCCGCAAGCTCTTTCGGCACTCGAGCCGAAATATTGTCGTAAACCTTTTCGTTGTACCGCGTCTTTACCGCCGTAGAGGTCTTAGTCTTTCTTTTTTCCTCTGCCATTCTGCCGCCTCCTTTTGGCGTTGATGAAAATGGAGATTGCGGATAGGGTAATGCTTACCCCGCACAAAACATAGATAACCGTCGTCATGGTCGTTTGACATTGAGCGTATTTCGTGTTATCCTTGTAGGGCAAGGGGGATTTCTCCCCCCGCCCTTTACTCGGTGAGCTTTTCTATCAGCAGTAGAATAGCAATCACGAGGTTTAGGATTGCGGTAACAAGGTTTAAGTAGCTGTCCGGCTCTGCCTTGTTGCCGCGTTTCTTTTTTCGCTTGCTCAATGCGTTTACCTCCTTTCTGTCTATTATAATATCATACTGCTTGCAGTATGTCAAGCGTTATTTAGAAAAAAGTGCAAAAATATCCCCGGCACGGAGCCGGGGATTTACTCTATTCCGAGGAGCCAAAGGGCGGACACGCCGAGGACGCGGGCAAAGACGGGTATCTCGTAATCGGGAATAAACC